CGAAATTCTAAAAATGAACTTTGAAAAACGTCCTTTTCCCCTCGTAAACGTGATTGAAACATGGTTTCTTGTGTTGAAAATAAAGGAGTCATACTATATGCAGTGTGTTATTTCGCCTATACGATTTATCCCTCACTAAACAAGATTGAACCCTGGTTTCTTTACACAGGGTTCTTTATATATGATATAATGAAGCTATATAAGGGAGTTAGCCGTTAACTCAAAAATAAAATAAGGGAGGTAACACAATGCCTGCACCAAAACCAGTGTATGTAAAAGATTTATCAACTGGACAGACACGCAAATTTAAATCACAATTCGCAGCAGATGATTTTTATAATAAGAAGCGTGGCTACTTCAAAGATATTAAAACAAAATTAGGCGGACGCAATCGTCACTTTGAAATTACAGAAGCCCCAAAGGAGGATTAAACAAATGGCAAGACCACGAAAATTATTAAACGCTCAGAGTGGCAACTTGACCACTCAGCAACGAGAAGAGCGTGAGAAGGAGGAAGAAGTACTTTATAACTATGAGAAGTTAGACTTTAGTTTTTATCCACCAGGTTTATTGCCACAAGCTTTCAACGAGTGGGATCGCATTGGAGCCTATGTTGGTGACTTACCTATTTCTGAATTAGATGTTAATACAGTTATTAGATATTGTAACTACAATTATCTATACGCAGAAGCAGTAGAGAAGGTTGCACAGATGGGCGCAATTGACCCTGAGACAGGTAAAGCCAATCCATGGGTAAATGCTATGAACTCCTATTCAAAAGAGCTTAAAACGGCAACCAACGATTTAGGATTAACAATCAATTCAAGAATGAAAATTATTCTTCCAGCAGAGAAAGAAAAAGAAGTACTTGACCCATTTGCAAAAATGTTCGAGGCATAACCTACACAAAAATAAAAGTTTGTGGTATAATGGGTACAGCAAATAAGTGGTAAACATTAGATACACCAAAATATAGGTAATGTCGGAGTTATCTATATTGAACAGTCGTGGACGGCACACGTAAACGACCGCTCGCCACAGTATCTGGCGGATAGTGCGATAGTATGGCCCTACTTGACGACGTGCGCACTAAAGTGAATATACACTTAACGTAGGGTGTGTATGTTCGCAGATACTCACCTCCCACTAGTCTAGCTAACTAGTGGGTCTTTTTTTGTGCTATAATCAAAATACTTCCCAGACCTACATATACTATGATATAATATAGATATACTAGTTAGGAGGAATTACTTATGGAAGAACTTTGGAAAGATATTAAAGACTATGAAGGTTTGTATCAAGTTAGTAATTTGGGAAGAGTAAAGAGCTTAAATTATAGAGGTACAGGCAAAGAACTCATATTTAAAAAAAGTTATTTTACAAGTGGATATGAACGAGTATGTTTAACTAAAAATAAAATAGAGAGAACAAAAAGAGTCCATGTTCTAGTAGCAGAGGCTTTCATACCAAACCCTGAGAATAAACCACAAGTGAATCACATTGACGAAGACAAAACCAATAACATGGCTTCTAACTTAGAATGGGTTACACCTAGAGAGAATTTAACGTATGGTACACGTATGAAGCGCGTAAATAAACTACGCTCAGTTAACGGATATAAAGCTAAAAGAATAGTAGATGGTGAAGGTGTAATTTATGAATCAGTAGCTCAAGCGAGTAAACAATTAAATATTAGTAGAAGTTGTTTAGACAATGTGTTGAAAGGTGTTCAGAAATCTACAAAAGGGTATACATTTGAATATGTTAGTGAGGTTGAAAGTAATGAATTTTGATCCAGTACAAGACTATATAGATTTGATTGAAAAAGGTTATGTAGAAGGTAAGAAATACGTTGTTGAAGATGGGAAATATAAAACAATTAAAGTTGATATTCGTGTAGGAAATAAAATTAAAAAAGCGATTGAACGTCACCAAAAAGAAGTTGAGTTATCTAAAACTCCAGACTATCCATATATTTATAGACCAGAAGAAGCGTTACCTGTTATTAGATTTATGGAAATGCTGCCTGAGCCCAAAAGTCGTAAGCCAATGAAGCTAGCCACATTCCAAAAATTCATTATTGGTTTACTATATGGCTGGCGTAAAAAGAGAGATAATACTAGACGTTTTAGAAAAGCTTATATATCCCTAGCACGTAAGAATGGTAAGTCTTTAATCGTAGCTGGTATTGCGTTATACGAGTTTTTGTTTGGTAAGAACCCAGCAGCCAGCCGCCAAGTAGTAGCGGCAGCGAATACAAAAGACCAAGCTGGAATCGTTTTCAGAATGCTCAAATCGCAGTTAACAGCACTACGTAGTGTATCAAAAGAAGTGAAGAAAAGAACAACCGTACGTAGATATGATATTGAAGCCAGTGACGAATCAACAGTTAAGCCATTGTCAAGTGACGCAGACACACTAGATGGATTAGATGTTTTGTGTGGTATTTTAGATGAGTATGGTGAAGCTAAAGACACAAGCATTATTGAAGTATTAGAATCATCGCAAGCGCAACAAGTAGAAGGATTAATTCTAATGATATCCACCGCAACAAAGAATCTAAATGGACCTATGTTTACTATAGATTATGCATTTGTTGAAAAGTTACTAAATGACGAGGTTAAAGCAGATGCCTATCTAGCATTATGTTGGGAGATGGATAGCCTATCAGAAGTTGATGATGAAGCGAACTGGATAAAGGCAAACCCTTTACTAGAAATACCAGAAGCTTATGAATCAATGATGGAACACAAACGCAACTCACTTGATGAGTATAAAGGTAAAATGGATTTGTCAGGTTGGCTTACAAAAGAAGAAAATTTCTGGGTACAATCATCTAAAGATAGTTTTGTAACCAAAGAGGAATGGGATGCAGTGAAAGCACCTACTAATTATAATATTAGAGGTAGAAAAGTATATATTGGTATTGACTTAGCTAGAACATCAGACATGACCGCAGTATCATGGATTATTCCAATAGAAGAAGAACACAAACTATTACTAGATACACATGGTTTCGTATCATCAGTAGGAGGCATTGACCATAAACAGTCAATTGATAAAATACCATATAGGCAGTATGAGTCAATGAACCTAATTCATATATCGCAACGTGAGGATGGTCTGATAGATAGTGAAGAGATGTGTGATTGGATACGTGACTTCATAGATTATAATGACCTGCAACTAGTGGGCATATATTATGATCCATTTATGATGGATAAAGCTTTAATTAATCTAAGTAAAACCTATCCAAAAAAACTAATTGAAGTACCACAGAAAATCAACTATTTATCTTCACCAACAAGAGCCCTCCGTGAGTTAATTCGTAGAGGTGAAGTAATGCACACCAATAACCCTTTATTGAATCGTGCGGCATATAATGCTATGATTAAAGAATATAACGACAGCGTTGCTATTGATAAGCAAATAAACAGAAATAAAATTGACTCACTTGATGCCATCATAAATGCGATGAGTGACGCTCAATATCATGATTATGACGCTCCAACATTGCAAGATTTACTAGATAATGGTGAGTTTGGCTTTGGTTACTAATACACTTCCTGAAAGTATGCCTAAACAGCATACTTTTTTCTTCTATTTTGTGTTAAAATAGAGTTAGAAATATCGCAAAAGGAGCGTGAAAACATGAAATTTGTTGCGGTTATTGTAGCTGTTTTGTATATAATTAGCGCAGTATTTATCGCTTTATCAGCGTTTTTAGTATCAAATATCATAGGACTATTCACCTGTGGTATATTATTCATGATACCAACCATTGTTTTATATCATGAAGCCACTAATTCAGGAGAAGGGAGGTCATAATAAATGGGATTATTCATAAACAACGGAAACCCAGTTACAGAGCAACAGTTTATTGATTATATCAACACTGGAACAGTGTACACTACCAACTTTACAGGTCTAAAAGCATTGACAAACTCAGATATTTATACTGGAGTGAACATCATTGCTGGAGACATTGCTCAAAGTCCATTCAAACCTGTAGAGACTACTACAATTGATGAAAGTTTGTTGCACATATTAAATAAAGAACCAAAGGAAAATCAATCGCACTACACCATGATGTATGCAGTGGTTTCCAACCTTATTCTAACAGGAAACGCATATGTACTCATTCATAGAAACAATGATGATAGTGTGAAAGAGTTAGAATTTGTAGAAACACAACAGGTTAATGTCATCAGAGACTTGGTAACAGGGTTGTACAGATATGAGGTTAATATGCCATATGGGAATATTATGTACAAATGTGACCCACGTGATATTTTACACTTCAAATTAAGCACCACAGATGGCTGGCTAGGACGCTCACCATTACTATCATTAAATGAAGAAATATCATTACAAACCAATGGGTTAAAAGTACTAAATAATTTCTTTTCAAAAGGAGTATTCTCTGGAGGTATTCTCAAATTATTAAATGGTACAGTAAACAACAGTGCTAAGAAACAAATTAGAGATGACTTTGAAGCAGTGAATGGCAACGGTGGGGTTGTCGTAATAGATGACTCGCAAGAGTTCACTGACAGTAAAATCAATACAGAAGTACTAAAATTGATTCAAGCTAACAAATTTAGTACACAACAAATTGCTAAAGTATTGGGTATTCCAGTAAGTAGATTTGGACAAGAACTAGTCAACTCATCTGACACAGGTCAGAATGACATATATATTGCCAGCACCATTGCGATGTATGAATCATCTATCTGTGATGAGATAAACCTAAAATTAGGGGTAGAGTTGGAGTTAGATTTGTCTAAACTACGCCAAGATACTAAAGAGGATAGACTGCGTAGAATTGCAGAAGGAAGAGTTAAATCTGAATTTGCACAAGCCTTGACAGTGAATGACGCTCGTGGCTATCTTGGTTTTACTGAGATTGAAGGAGGAGAAGCCTTACTTGGTCAAACACCAGAAACAACTGAAAATAAAACAGAACAGGAAGTGGATGTTAATGAAGAAGAACTTGGAAATCAGAGCGCTTCAGACACTGAAGAAGACAGAGGATAATGTAGTAGAAGGATACGCACTAAAATTCAATAAAGAATCACGTAATTTAGGTGGATTTGTAGAGACAATTTCACCAGAAGCATTAGATGGTGTAGACTTGACAGACGTACGTTGTTTTATGGATCACGACTCTAGTAAATTATTAGGACGCACATCAAGTGGAACACTACAATTGAATGTAGATGATATTGGTTTACATTTTCGTTGTGTACTTCCTGACACAAGCAATGGGCGTGACGCAATGGAACTTGTAAAACGTGGTGACCTAAACCAATGCTCGTTTGGTTTCACAGTAGCTAAAGACAAATGGATAAAAGGTAAAGACATTATGAAACGCTCAATCAATAAGATTGGTTCATTATTAGAAATTTCACTAGTATCAATTCCAGCCTATGATGACACAGATGTGCGAGTTGCTACACGCTCACTAGAAGAAGCTGTTAATGAATTAGAGAAACAACGCTTAGAAGTTGAATTGGAGCTGTTGGGCTTGTAATTTAAAGCCCACAACTTCTAATATGTATGATATAATTAAAACAGAAAACTAGTGAAGGAGTGAGATTGATTGAATCGTGAAGAGCAAATCAAAAAAGCACATGAGTTATTGTCAGAAGGCAAATTTGAGGAAGCACGCAGTTTAGTTGAAGCAATTAAGAAACATGACGCAGAAGAGTTAGAAAATAAAGCTTCTGAAAAACAGCCTGAAGAAGATAAAATTGTTGAAGAAACAAAAGAAGAACAAGAAGAACCAAAAGAGCCAGAACAAGAAAAACAACCAGAAAAACAACCAGAAAAACAACCTGAAGAACAACCAAAAGATGAAGAAAAACGCTCATTCGAGCAAGAAGGAGAAGAAGAAAATATGGAAAAAGTAGTGTTAGATGGAAAAGAAATCTCTCAGCCAGAAACAGAAGTTCGTGGATTTTTAAATTATGTACGTTCTCATAACCCTAAAATGGACTTGCGAGCGCTTCCAGAAGGTGTAAAATCAACTGATGTGGGTGCTATTATTCCTCAAGATATTGTTACAAAAACAAAAATGTTACCTGAAACAGTTGTAGATTTACGAAATCTAGTTCAAACAGTGAAAGTAAGCACTCCAACTGGTAAATACCCTATCTTGAAGTCAACAGAAGCAGTAATGCACACTGTTGAAGAACTTGAAGCAAATCCAGACTTAGACAAACCACAATTTGAAAATGTATTGTACGATGTTGACACGTATCGTGGACAAATTCCAGTTTCTCGTGAGTCTTTAGATGATTCAGATGAAGATTTGGGCGCTTTAATTGCACGTCATATCCAACGTATTACATTGAACACAGCAAATGCTCAAATTGTTACAAACTTGAAAACAGCAACAGCTAAAACGGTTAAGAATTTGGATGAAATCAAAACAATCATTAATACTGAATTTGACCCAGCTTACAACCTTCAATTTGTAGTTTCTCAATCATTCTATAATGAAGTAGATTTAATGAAAGACAATGAAGGACGTTACCTATTACAACCTTCAATCACTGCTCAATCAGGCAAATCTCTACTTGGTTTGAATGTAACGGTTCTGTCTGATAAATTATTGGCTGGAGAAGCTCCAAATAAAAAAGTAGCCTTCTTGGGTGATCCAGCTGGATTTACATCATTCTTTGACCGTAATGAAATGGCTGTTCGCTGGCAAGAGCATCAACACTATGGAGAAATCCTAGCAGCAGCAATGCGTTTTGACGTTAAAACAGTAGACGCCGCGGCTGGTAAATTCTTAACGCTTGATACAGCGGCTGCAGCGGCAAGTACAGGAGAATAATATACAACAATAACTAAGAGGGGTGGGGCTCATGCCTCATCTCTCTTTTATTATAGTAGAAGGAAGTGATAAAGTCAATGCTTACAGTAGAAGAAATTAAAAACAATTTACGGATTGACTATGATGAGGATGATACCTACTTAGAAATGTTACTTGGGGCAGCACAACTCTATATTTTAGGTAGTATTGAAGTAAAAGTGTTACCAGATGACCCAAAAACAAACACACTACTCTTTATGCTTGTATCACTATGGTATGAAAATCGTGTTCCAGCTACAAATGCACTACAACAACAAGTACCATTCACTATCACAGCAATGATTCATCAATTGAGGGGGCTAAATCATGGCGAATATCAAGACATCCAAGTTGAACCAGCGGATTACACTACTGGTGAAGACACGCTCACGAAACGAGTTCTTTGAGTGGATTGAAACATGGAATCCAGATAGAACAATATGGTGTTCAGTCAAACAGCAGTATTTTAAAGACTATCAGGACACTTACGGAACAACGCTAGCTAATACAACAAACTTTATTATTAGATACGATACAGGGCAGCTGGTTTCAAAGTCTAATCGTATTGAGTTCAAAGGTAAGCAATATAGAATCGAAGACATTCTGGAAGGTTCATTTGATAGAGACTTCACTACATTAGTGTGTAAACAAGTGGAGGATTAACTATGAAAAAGAATTATGTGGATTTTAGCTCAGTCTATAAAGCTCTAGGTAAAACGGAAAAAGAACTTGAAAAATCAATGCTTAAGTCTGTAGAAGCAGCTGGAGAATATGCGTCAAAACAGTTGAAGACAAAGACACCAATTGATTATGATACAAAAACACATATGAAAGACCACGTGGTTTACAGTAAACCTACAGCAAAAAAACCGATTTCAGAAGTTGGATTTGACAAGGAAGTTTCTTGGAGAGTACATTTTGTTGAATTTGGTACGATTAAACAACCACCACAAGCTTTTATACAAAAAACATTAAAAGATATAGAGAGTAAAGTTGCAGATATTATTCAAAGTGAAATGATGAGGAGGATGAAACAATGAAATTACCAATTCTAATGATTGCTGAAGTACTAGAAGAAGCTATTCCAGAAATAAACTGGTTTGTCAATCAAATTGAAGAAGAGAAACAAGTAAATCCACCTTATCCTTTAGGGCGTATTGTAGAGCTATCTGGTGATTATGTAGATTATGCCTCAGAGCAACCTAATTATCTAACAACAAGCGTTCAGGTAGACGTATGGGTACGTGATGTACAAGAATCAAACAAGTATTACTTTTTACTTGATAAAGTTATGTGTGAGCAAGGGATTCAATGTGCATACACAGAAGAAACACAAGATCAGGATTTGAAAGAAGGACGTAGAATTATTAAGCGCTATGTCTTGTCACAGCGTGTCTTGTAATCAAACACAAAAGCTTGATAATATGCTATAATTAACCTAGTAAGAAAATAAAAATAAAAGGAGTTTTTAGTATGGCATTAGTAGGTTTCGAGAAAGCCATTATCTCTGTACCAAAAGTAGGCGGAGATGGCTTAGACCAATTAGTAATTGATAAGACAGGTGGAGGTACAATTGAAGCAAGTATCTCAGGAATTTCACCAGATCAAACAACCATATATGCTTCAAATGTACCAATTTGGGTGTCCGCAAAAGGTGTTGGTGAGTTGACTGCCTCATTAAACGTATTTGACCTTTACAAAAACAACGTTTATGAGCGTGTTATGGGTATCACACGTGATGCGGATGGAGTTGCGAGTGTTGGACAAGATACTGAGGCACCTTATGTGTCAGTGGTATTTGTATCAAGCACCGCAGATGGGAAGAAGATGTTCCTTGGTTTGACAAAAGGACGGTTCTCACACCCTGAATTAGCACTGAATACTACAGAATCTGGTGGAACAGAACCAAATACAGAAACGATTGAAGGTTCATTTGTAACGGATTCGCGTGGTATTGCTTACATGAGTGGTGTGGAAGAAGCTAGCAAGTTAACACTAGACAAATTCATTAACAAAGTTAACAACGTATCAGAAGGTTAACCACTAAACCTAGTCTTAGTTGACTAGGTTTTTTATTTACACACTTGAGGGATTATATGATATAATGAACTAGTAAAGATAAATAAAACATTGGAGGAACTAAAATGATTACATTAAAATTAGAAATTGACGGAAAAACAAAAGAGTTTAAACAAAAATCAGTTAAGGTGCGTTCAATGCGTGAAATGATGAAGTTTCAAGCACGTATGGAAAAGGTACAATCTGGAGAGGAAGAAATGTCACCCTTAGAACAAATTGACGCGATGGTAATGTTAGTGGCGGATGTATTTGACAATCCAGAAGTAAACTTTGAAAACATCATTGATGGTGTTGAAGCAGATAAACTAGAAGAAGTACTGGGTGGCGTATTTGACGCTATTGGTGGTGGACAAGCAGCACCAGCAAAAAAGGAGAAAAAGACCTCTCAGAAATAAGTTGGGAGGAACATCTTGAAGCAATGGATAAAATGTACACTGACCTTCTATCCAGCGAGTCTGGAGCGTGGTCTCTATCAGAAATTAACAACGCTGATTATAATTTACTAATGGAGTTGTTTACAAAAGACAATAAAGCTAAGAAAGAAAAACTACAAGACCCAATAGATTTCTTTGGCACATTTATGAGTCCACAAGATATAGCAAAAGTAAAAGGAGAGACACTTTAGCACACAGCTAGAGTGTCTATTTTTATGTTATAATAGATTAAGAAAGTAAGCAAAAGGAGTGAAATGCATGGCACAAGATAGACCTATAGGAAATATGAAATTTGGCATTGGTTTTGATGGGTTTGATGAGTCTTTAAATACATTAGATAAATTAAATAAAGCCTTAAAACAATCAGAGTCAAGTATGAAGGCAACTATGTCAACATTTGATAAGGCTGGAGCCTCTGCTGAAGACTTATCACGCAAACAACAAGGATTGATTGATACTACAGAATTACAATCAAAGAAAATACAATTGTTGGAAAAACGTAGAGAAGAATATATTCAGACCTACGGAAAAGAATCTAAACAAGTGGCTAATGTTACAACTCAAATCAACACCGCTACTGTTAAATACAATAAGCTATCAAAAGAGCTTGATTCAACGAAACAAGCTTACATTCTAGCTAGTGCTGGTGTGGATAAATACGCGTCAGCAATCAAAGACAATGAAAAGGCAATGAATGATGAAATTAAAGCATTCAAAGAAGCTGGGGATAAAGCTGGAGAGCTTGAAGCCAAACAACGTGGACTAACAAAACAAGCGGAGTTAACAGAGCAAGCCATTGAATCACAAAAACAAGCAATAAACAAAATGGCTCAAGAATTTGGTGAATCATCTACACAAGTAGCACAAGCACAGACTAAATTAGAAGAGTTCAAACGTTCAGCAAAAAACACAGATACACGATTGGATGGAGTAACTACTGCACTATCTGAGTTGAAAAAAGAGGCTTCTAATGTAGACGATAAAGTAGATAAAGCTGGAGACTCACTTGAAGAAGCAGGTAAACAAGGTAATAAAGCGGAAACTGGTTTTAAAAACGCAGCCAAAGAATTTAGTGCCTTAGCTACAGGTCTAGCAGTTGCCATATCAACAAAAGCTCTGGATATGGCAACTGCGGCAGCAGACTCTCTTAAAGAGTCATTCAACGAAGTAGTGGAAGCCTCAAATAGATTTCAGGGTAAAATGGGAATTACGAAAGGTGAATCTAAACAGTTCCTAAATTTTGCGAATGAGTTAGTAAAATCAGGAATGGTAGACTCATTAGAAGAAGCCCAAGAGGCTATTACACAGGTCTATCAAACAGCTGGTAAAAAAGTTACACCAGAAGGATTGAAACAATTAACTAAATACGCAATATCATTTAGTAAAACATTTGATACAGATGTAAATGAGACCATGCGTGGTGCGTCACGTATGATGGAAAACTTTGGTATTAGTGCTGAGGAAGCTTTTGACTTACTGACAGCAGGCGCACAAAATGGATTGAACCAATCAAATGAATTAGCAGATAATATGGCTGAATACTCTCAATTATTTGGTCAAATGGGATTTACAGCAGAAGAAACATTTAGTTTGCTTGAAGCTGGTCTAGACGGTGGAGCATATAACTTAGACAAAGTAAATGATTTAATTAAAGAGATGGGTATATCCTTAACAGACGGACGTTTTGAAGAAAACGCAGATATGTTCAGTGAATCAACAAGAAACCTGTTTAATGAGTGGAAAAACGGTAAAGCAACTCAGGGTGAAGTAGTTAAGGCTATGATGAATGACTTTGCGAATATGGAAGGTGGATATGACGCCCTAAATCGAGCTGGAACAGTCTGGTCTGCTTTAGGAGAAGACAATTCACTTAAAGTCATCAAAGCAATGGCAGGAGCTAGTACTTCCTTTGGAGAAACTAAAGGAAGCGCAGAAGATTTGAATAACACCATGACTAACACCACAGCATGGGATGCTTTCACAAACGGAGTGAAAGGAACGGTCAATTCAATTGCTATCTGGGCACAAGAGTTCACTGGTGGGATGACACAACCAATTGAAAATTTCTTCAATAAAACATTGCCTAATGCTATGACAACACTAGATCACTTTTTCTTTTTTGTTAGTAACTTCATCTCAAACTTAAAAGATATTATTGGTAAAATGTGGTCTGGTGAGGATACAGTAAGTGATCAACATATTTTAAATATGATGGGGTTCAGTTGGGAAAGTATCTGGGCGTTAGATGATTTTATCACACAGGTTAAAGAGAAAGGTGATACATTAACCCAGTATATTAAAGGTTTCTGGCAACTATTTACTGGTGATGAAGCCACCCAAATGCAAGGGTATTCCTTACTACGTTCGTTAGGAATGAGTCAAGAAGACATAGAAGCATTAGAAACAGCTAAAGAAAACATTAAAACTGCTTTTGATTCTGTGAAAGAGGTAATAATAAGACTGCTTGAAGACGGCTTGGATAAAATGATTCAAGCATGGAAAGACTTAGTTCAGATTTGGGAGGAAGTTATAGCACCTGATTTACTACCACTGTTTCAACAGTTTGCTGGGTGGCTTAGTCGCCTCACAGGTGATTTAGCAGTTATTAGCGGAGCATTAGATAATTTTGGTGGATCAGGAAAACGTAACAGTAATATTATCATTGAAGCCTTCTCTATACTATGGGAAACACTGAAAATAAAACTTGGCCTCATCATGGCTACAATCGAAACAGCTATGATTATCATATCTAGTACAATCAAGATTTGGAGCGATATTTTCAAAGGAGATTGGGAAGGCGCTTGGAATGGTATTAAAGGTATGTATGACAGCATATCTACCGCAATCAAAGAGAACTTGAAAAACACATTCTTAGGTGATATGATTAAAAGTATTGAAGACTGGAACATTAGAACAACAAAAGCGTTCACTGGTTGGATTACTGACATATCAATTAAGTTTGGTACCTGGCTAACCAACATGAAGACATGGTTCAAAAACTTACCAGGAGAATTAGCTGATAAGTTTAAATCAGGAGGAAGTAAAGTAGCAGAGGCCTTTAAATCTGTATTCAATGGAGCATTAAAAGCCATTGGAAACCCAATCAATGGTATCATACGTGGAGCTTCATGGGTACTTGAGAAATTGGGAGCAGAACCTCTACAAGAATGGGATGTACCACAATATGCTACAGGTACACCCGCAGGTGGACACCCAATTAATGGGCCAATGATGGTTAATGATGGACGAGGAGCAGAAACAGTCATCACACCAGATGGTAGAGCATTCATACCTAAAGGACGTAACGTAGTATTGAATGCACCAAAAGGAACACATGTCTTGACAGCAGAAGAAACAGCCCAGCTTCAAGGTTCTAAAGCACCAAAATATCGTTACAAAAAGGGTACTAACTTTTTTGGTAACATGTGGGATAGTGTGAAAAATATTGCTGGTAATGTAGGAAACACACTGAAAAACGTAGTAGGTGACGTGTGGGACTTTATTTCAGACCCTGGTGCATTAGCTAGAAAAGTACTTGGGGGCTTAGATGTATTAGGTGGGTTGACAAAATATCCATTAGAAGTAGGTAAAGGCATTTTGTCAAAAGCAACAAAGGCGTTAACTGATAAAATTACTGGGTTGTTCTCATCTGGTAACCTTGATACCTCTATAGGAACAAATGGCGTCTATAAATATTTAGCAGATGTAGCAAAATCTGTAATGAAGAAATTCCCAGGCTTTGTGGCAACTAGTGGGTATAGACCAGGTGACCCCTATTCGCATGGTAAACGTAACGCCATTGATATTGCACTACCCGGTGTCACAGGAGGCTCGCCACGCTACACAGAAGCTGCGAACTATGCATTTGAAAAATTTGCTTCTAAGATTGGTTACGTAATCACCAACGGTAGAGTTCGTGACCGTTCAGGACAATCAGGTCAACCAGCAACTGGTGCATGGGAGCCATGGCCTGATGGCGACCACTACGACCACGTGCATTTAAACGGTGTGAAAGACCCACAAAACACTCAAATTTCAGGAGATAGCGTGGGAGGCAGTGGGGTAGAACGCTGGCGCAATGTAGCAATTAGAGCGTTGAAAATGACCGGTCAATACAGTACTGCAAACTTAAATGCATTACTAAATCAAATGCGTACAGAGTCAAATGGTAATCCTAATGCAGTTAACAATTGGGATATTAACGCCAAAAATGGAACACCATCAAAAGGGTTGCTCCAAGTGATTGACCCAACATTCAGACAGTATGCAATGCCAGGCTTCAATAGTAATATCTATGACCCATTATCTAACATCTTAGCGTCCATCAGATATGCATTGTCAAGATATGGCTCACTAAGTGCAGCGTATCGCGGAGTGGGTTATGAAAACGGTGGAATAATCACGAAAGAACACATTGCAAGAGTTGGAGAAGGTAATAAGGAAGAAGTAGTTATTCCACTAACTGGCACTGGATTAAAACGATCAAGAGCTATGCAACTATTAGCCTATGCAAATGAGAAGTTGAATAAGCAGAGTACTTCAACAACGGTTACTACAGGTAACTCTAACTCTGACTCTAACCTACAACTTATCATTGCTCTAATGCAACAACAAAATGAGATACTAGTTCAACTATTAGAAAAGAACACTGATGTGCTTTTAGATGGTAAGAAATTAAATCGCGAATTACAGAATATAAACAAAAATGAACAAAGAAATACCAATCGTGCACTAGGGTTAATTTAATATTTGTATATAAAGGTGGTTCACAACCACCTTTATTTGTGTTATAATGAAAATATAAAGAATTGAGGAGTGGAAAAAATGCCTAGTAATTATGATTTTTTAAGAACATTCACATTTAATGGTCAAGAGACAAATCATTTGTTTCAGATTTCCAAAGTAAACATTCCGTTCATGAGCAAACAAAACGAGTTTTTCACCGTAGGTAATACAGATGGAAAACATTTCAGAAATACACGATTGGGAGAATATAGTATTTCAATTGATGGATTCATTATTAAAGATAATACAGGAGTAGATGTGTCAAGCGCTTTAGACCAGTTGAAGTTAATTATTAACAGTGATGAACCAAAAAAACTGATTTTTGACATCTTTCCTGATAGATATTTCAATGCTATTTTTTCAGGAGTACAGGAATATGACGCAACGGATACACGATACACGCCACTAACACTGGTTTTTGATGTACCTGACGGATTAGCTCATCAAATAGAACCAAACACTTTTACGAATATATATTCTACATCAAGAAACCTTATTTTAGATTCTGAATATAAGAAAAAGGATGTGTATTTACATCAAGGGGTTAAGTTAGCAGAAGAAAAAAACAATGGCTCATCTATCGTCTACGTAGATTATAGAGAGGGTATCCCATATGGAGGTTCAGCACAAGATGAATACGTGTGGCTACCTATACAATCTATGAATAGGCGTAACTTGCCAGAATTACAAGTAGGTCAAGATGTAAACTTTTCAATAGAGGCTAAAGTATTAGCTATTGATGAAGATGACACTAGACCAGAGGCAGGTAACTTAGTTCTGGAAGAATGGTCTGTCAATCCATCAAAAGTTTTGCGTACGCACTTTATCAATATACCCAAAGAAGTAGGCGACTTCAAAAAATATGGTAAGGTAATTAAAATCACAGACCCAAACACCAAAGCGCTAAATCTGAACTATGGTATTACTGGATTAGATACTATTATCCACTGGTCTAAACCAATGTTATCATTATTACCACCACTGGGAGAAGCCGTTACCGCACCTACAGTAGGAGCAAATCTGTACTCAAATAGCTTAGATTTCGGGGACTATGATTATAGTGGGAATCCGAATTTAATGAATGTAATTAAAGCTTCTGATTTTAGAAGGGATGGCGCTAGTGACGTCTTAATATCAGACGTAGGATACAATAGTATTCGCTTAACTTCTCAAAATACCAACAGTATTCAGGTGTATAGTGAAAGTAACGCACCTAGTTTAGTTAGTGGTAAAACGTATACTATAAGCGCAAAAATTAAAATAGAGGAAGGTACAACTGGTAACATTAACGAGGTGAAAGTATCTTATCGTAAAACTAGAGGAGGTACGATTTTATTATATGCTAACACTAAGAATGCAGAGGTAGGAAAAGAAATAACAATTAAGGGTACAGGTGTAGTAAATTATGCAATCAACGATTTATCAAGGTTTTATTTATCCATTGGGGTAGGCGGTGATATAAACGGTAGCGTAATTGTTAGCGATATTAAAATCGAAGAAGGGTCAACAGCCACACCATACCAGCCTAACTTATTGTTAGAACCTTATAACATGTGTCGCGAATACCCTAACGAGAATATTAAAGACAAAGGTACAGTGTTCCCTATTAAAACGCGCGCATATTTAGTGTATAGCGGTACAAATACGGAACCTTATATAGCAGGTCAAACATATACAATAACTATGAAAGCTACTAAACCAGCAACGCAAACATTTAATGTTTTTCTAAATACAGGAACAGTAGGTTTTGGCTCAATGACCCCTGTAGAAGGTTTAACTGATGTTTGGCAGAAGAAAGTTACTGTTAGTCAAGAGCTTATAGATGCTGGGGTAAAAGATAGACTTACAATTTATCAGGTGCCTAATTCGTCTGTAGGAGATGTTCAAATTGAGTGGCTTAAGATTGAAAAAGGCGACACTATAACACCAAATATTCCATACTACAAATATAAAGGTTTTGCACCAGCACCATCAAATAATCCAAAAGATTATCATTGGGAATATGACCCAAGCTACTATCAGGCGATTAATTATGAACCTTCAACGACTGGTATTTCAGACCTACTAAAGGTACAAAACAATGGTACTTACAAAACCACGCCTCGTTTCATCTTCACAACACAAGGTGAAAATGGTCTAGTTGCGTTAGCTAAAGATGATGGTTCAATTCTACAGTTTGGAAATCCTGAGGAAGTTGATAATGTAACAAACGTGGTTAGTCAACAAGTGGTTTCGTGGAGTTTTTATGGTAGTCAATTGCCTGTAAATATGGAAGTGAATGCTCCTATTGGTTCAAGCACTCCATATTTTTCAAACAATCCCAATACTCCAAACATCATACAAGGGTCTTGGAATATGGACTTAGATGTTGATAGTGCGCTACCTGTTTGGATACCAGGAGAAACAAAAGAAGTGTGGCACGGCCCTACATTAAGACACGCAATTCCATTGGATTCAACAGGTAATAGAAACGGAGAATTTAGCACACACAATCGCTTTAGATTCTATACACCAAATCAGAAACACAGAGGACGTATAGAGTATGTTATTTCAGATGATAATGTTGAAAACTATCTAGGTTTTGTACTAAGAGACTCAGCTACAACCAACACTAACATGGTTATGGAGTGTTGGTATAAAGGGAAACTATTGAAATCGATAACTATCTCACGTAAACAATTTACAAAAGATTTCTTTGAAATAAATATGTATCGTTATAAGAAGTCTTTAAAATGGAGACTCGTTCAAGTAAAAGGTATAACCAACAAAAACACTGTTATAATAGACAAACAAGTGGTGTTTGATTATAACTTGGAAGAAGAGGACACTACACCTATTAAGTATTGGGGCGTTTGGACTGGACGTTATCAAAACTCAAACTATATAAGACCGTTCGTCACGGATACCCAATTCCGTTGGATAAATACCCCTGTAGTTCAAAATATTAGAAATTATTTCCAAGATGGAGATATAATTGAGATAGACGTTAAATCCAGACAAATTTTAGTAAATGGGGTCATAAATAATGAACTTAACGTGGTTGGTAATCAATGGGAAAAATTTACATTAGATTTAGGAGAAACAATTATACAACCTATTGTTTCAAGTTGGGCAAATCCTGCGGAAGTTATTTGTATTGTTGAAGAAAGTTATTTGTAGGAGGATTTACTATGGATTTTTATATAACTGATAGGAAGTTTAAACTTAAAACAATTGTTAGTACACATGGAAGTACACCTGTGAGTGTGATTGATGCAGTAGACACTAGTGTGTTAAGTACTGCATCAAGAAATTTAAAGTTAACGTTAGGGTTTAAAAAACAGGATAGTGCACTAATCAAGAAACTGGTTTCTGTAGGTGATTATGTTTTATATGTAGACCCTCAAAACAAATATACTTGGCAGACCATTATGTCAGTAGAACACAATCCTCTAATGAACACACGCACTATTGAATGTGAAAGTGCATCTATTGATTTAATAAATGAAACGGTTAGCGCATATAAAGCTACCCAACCATATACAATACAAGCGTATATTGAACGTTTTGTGTATGATAGCGGGTGGGTAATTGGTATCAATGAAATACCAAATTTAACTCGCACATTAGAGTGGGAAGGAGAAGCTACGTGCTTAGAGCGTATATTATCAGTAGCAACGCAGTTTGACAATGCTGAGTTAGAATTCTCGTTTGAATTTAATGGTAATAGTTTAATACAACGTAAAATCAACATTTTAAAAAAACGAGGGCGTAAAACTGATATTAAATTATATGTTAATAAGGATATAAACTCGATAACAACTAGGGAAAATATTTATGATTTACACAACGCCTTGATTATAAAAGGTGGTACTCCTGAAGGTAGTGACAAACCAGTAGATTTAAAAGGCTATAAATGGACTGATCCAGACGGAAGATTTTTACTACGCCAGAATGACGGTATGTTGATTGATTTAGAAAATGCGCACCACTGGTCAAGAACAAATACACAAGCTAATTTTATAGTTAGATACAAAACATATACTTCAACGGATAAAAAAAGTTTATTAAATGATGGTATTTCAGAATTAAAAAAATATAGTAGTCCTATTACAGAGTATGAAGTTGATATTGTTAATATTGATGTAAATATTAATTTAGGGGATACGTTAAATATTGTTGATGAATACGAAGAATTGTTTCTATCTAGTAGATGTCAAAAAATAGAGTATAATTACACAACACAAAGTATTAATGTTGAATTATCTGATTTTGTTAGATTAGAAAGTGGGTTATCTGATCGTTTGCAAGAGTTGGCAATTGATTTAAAAAATGATCTCAATTCTAAGATACATTATGAGTTATTCATTGAAGCTTCTTCACCTTTGTTTATTGGAGGTAAAACACAAAATGGAAGCACCACAATTACCCTTAGTACTAAAGTAAAGTGGGCTGGTAAAGATGTGACAACCCTTTTTAACGAAACTGACTTTATATGGTCTAGATATAAACCGGATGGATCATTAGACAATACATTTACCGCTACAGGCAGGTCAATCTCAGTTACATCTGGTAACGAGTCGCAATTTAAATATGAGGTAGCATTAAGCTATTAAGGAGGATGAAAGCATGGCAGTAATTAAATCAGAATACCTACTTCCAAACTATGACCCAGAAGAGGTTGGAATGAAGGGTGAAAAAGGTGATGATGGAAAGACCACGTATGTACACATTGCCTATTCTAATAGCTCAGATGGTGGAGTAGATTTTAGTACAACTGATCCAACAAACAGAGCATATACTGGTTACTATACAGACTTTGAAATGATAGACTCACCAGATCACACTAAATATGAGTGGCAACGTACAAAGGGTGACTCTGGTAAGGATGGCGTGGCTGGTAAAGATGGTGTTGGTTTACAATCAACCACTATCACATATGCTAAACATACAAATGCAAGTACACCACCATCTACAGGATGGCAAGAGCAAGTACCAACAGTTCCAGCCGGTCAATACCTATGGACTAAAACGGTGTGGACATACACTGATTCAAGTTCTGAGACAGGTTACTCCGTAGCTAGAATGGGTCAAGATGGAGCAAAAGGTAATGACGGAATAGCTGGTAAGGATGGTGTAGGTATTAAAACCACTCTTATTGAGTATGCTGTTAATACTAATGGTACAACTAGACCTGCCTCAGGTTGGTCAACAAATATACCTACTGTTCCCGCTGGTCAATACCTATGGACTAGAACCACTTGGACATACACTGACAATACCACTGAACAAGGTTATTCTGTAGCTAGACAAGGAGCAAACGGTGCTAATGGTTCTAATGGTGTAGGAATATCCACCACAATAATTGAGTATAATAAGTCAACTAACTCAACAACACCTCCGTCTACTGGATGGACTAGCACTATCCCTTCTATAAGCGGAGGTCAATACCTATGGACACGTGTCACATTGAATTACACTGATGGTAAAAAAGCTGAGTCCTACACAGTAGCTAGACAAGGTGAGGACGGTTCTGACGGTCAGTTATTCACTGGTGAAACAGAGCCAACAGAATTCAATGAAGGTGATATATGGTATAAAGTGGTTTCTGGCAAAGTAACTGGTGTATATGAAGCTAAAGCTGGCACGTGGGTTGAAATACCGTTTGAGAGTTCTGTAATCGCTGAAACGATTATTGGTAAAACGATTCAAGCGTCACACTTAACAGGTAGTACTATTGAGGGTGGTGAGATCAATGGTAGTGTTATTAATGGTGGTGAGTTCAATAACGCCTTTACAGAAAACGTTGGCACTGACGCAACTTTAACAGGTAATACCACCATCCAACGTGGAATCGTTGAAACACAGTATACTATCAATAATACTAATACAGGCGCATTTCTATCTAGCGGTCGTCAAACATGGAACGGTGTAAATATTGAGTCAGTACAAAATGGTGCGGATGGTTTAGCAGCTGCAAGTTCTACATTTGGAGCAACAGGAATAGACATATATAACAAAGAACACCATAGTCAATTTGGAATGGTTCATCTAGGATATCAAGATTTGATGACCTTACCAAAAAAAGATATTGTTGAATATAGTGCAGACTTTGCACCATATTCAGTTGGCCAAGAACCCTCAGCAGAACGATATATGAGAACAGTACAATTGTATGGTGCTTTTACAAACAATAAAAAAATACCAGCCAACGTTGGTCACGAACCACTGTATATGGGAACTCTACCTTTTGGATATAGACCTTCTGGAACAGTACGTTTTGTAGTACCTGGTAGTGGTGTCACCAGATATATATTGCAAATAACTGACAATGGTAGAATGTATATGTATAACATGGGTGGTTGGAGCGGTTCTTCATATACTATCGTTGACGTTAACCCAGGCTCATGGTTAAATGTGCAATGTAATTTTATTGCTGGAAATATTTAGGAGGTTTAAAATGGATATTAGAGAAGTATTTAAACAGGAGTATATTAAGAGATGTTTAGAAAATAATGAACCGCTGACTGGCTATATTAAAGAATTATTTAACCAGTGTCTTACAGAAGTGTATCATAACTCACCACCTGAAATGGATCAATTTTTACAATCTATCGTGAGTGATTGGCAAGAGGTTAATGATACAAACAATGAGAATAACTTAAAACAACAAGTAGAAGAGTTAACTAAACGTGTTGAAGAGCTTACTAATATTATAAATCTTAAATAGCCCTCAAAAAGAGGGCTATTTATTTGCTTTTAAACGCATAACTACCCAACTATCAAAATTTAAAGTGCTTAGAATGCTCGTGAGAGACACACTATTTCGCTTATATAGGTGGTATAATGATTACAGACCTAGGAAATGAGGTGATAAATGAATAGGAGTGTTTTGCTATGAACTTAAACGATAAGGAGTTTGTGTCATTAAAGGAACAGTTAGCAAGAATTGAGGTTAAACTTGATGATATACCTGAGATTAAAGCTGACTTAAAAGAGTATGGAAGTCGCTTAGAGCGTCAATCTGAAAAAGCAGATAAGGCATACAGCATGTCCATGCAGAATAGAGAAGCTCTAGCTGATCTTAAAAACAGCTATACATGGTTAACACGCACAACTGTTGGCGCAGTTATTGGAGCATTAATTAGTATTGGTTTATCCTTATTTATGAAATAGGAGTGATGTAGAATGAAAAAAATAAACTGGAAAGTTCGTTTTAGCAAAGACAACCTAACATTTATCTTGCGTTTTATTGGCGCATTAGCAGTACCTATCCTAGCGTACTTTGGTTTGAAGTTTGAGGATATAACATCCTTTGACACATTATTAGATGTGTTAGTTAGAGCAGTAAGTAATCCTTATGTATTAGGGTTAACTGTAATTAATGCATTAAATATGATTCCAGACCCAACAACTAAAGGTATTACAGATAGTGAAAAAGCATTAAGCTATACAGAACCAAAGAAATAAGAAAGAGAGTGATAAAATGGTAGAGGTTATTAATAAAACAGTCACACGTGGAGTAGCTGGACGTAGACCAGGTGCAGTAAAAGGTGTGGTATTCCACAATACATGGGGTAACTCAACAGCTAAACAAGAGGCTAATCGTTTAGCAGCAATGAACAACAATCAGTTAGCTGCTGGATTTGCGCATTATTATATTGACAAGAATACAATCTGGCGTACTGAAGATACCTATAATGCTGCCTGGCATACGGCAAACAGCGATGGTAATACAAACTATATTGGTTATGAAGTGTGTGGTAACGATCAAACACCATTGAAAGACTTCTTGCAAGCTGAAGAAAATACCTTCTGGCAAATTGCACAAGATTTAAAATATTACGGATTACCTGTTAACCGCAATACAGTACGTCTACATCATGAGTTTTCAGCCACACAATGTCCTAAACGTTCGTTAATTATTCACACTGGTTTCAACTCAACACAGGCTCAGCCAGCTAACGTGACTAATGCAATGAAAGACTATGTGATTAAAAATGTTCTCAAGTATTACAATAACCCTAGTTTGAAGCCAGATGGTAAAGCACCATCTACAGGTGGACAAACACCTCCAAGTGGTGCTAACGTGACACCTTCAACACCTAGTCAACATGATAAGGCAGTAGCTGCAAGTCCAGCAAAACATCAAGGTAATGCCTGGGGTAAACTTGACTACTTTAATGGTCATGGTAAAGATCAAATTCGCGTAGCTGGTTGGCTAGTTCCGGATAAACCACAAGGCCCAATTGGAACATATGCTTATGTAATCTTCATGCAACATGGTACTGGTAAAGAGTTAACACGTGTACCATCACGAGGAATTAAACGCCCAGATGTGAAGAAAGCATATGGCTATCAAGGTGGACAAGAGCTTGGCTTTGATGTAACAGTCAATAAGAAACAGTTCAAAGGTAAAAAAGTAGACGTGATTTTGCGTAGAGCAAATAAATCTAATGGTGAAGGCGCAGTAAACGATGTACGAATAGACTCAATCTATTTGAGTCTATAATCAAAAACCACTGGTTAGACCAGTGGTTTTCTTTTGTTTTTAAGTGAGTAGTCATCTTATGTGATTAATTTGAATGGCTTAGAATATTCGTGAGGTACACGCTTTTTGAGAAAAATAGGTGTGTTCTTCACCACTAATTGCTCCTACATGGAATAATTCATCTACTATCATCATTAGTACTTTCATACGGTGTTCTTGGTTATTAACATAGTCAAGTTCTGTTACATCTATAATTAATTTAGGGAAGCCTAAATATTTAGCCATCCAGTCTTGATAATTAGCGTGATGGTCTCTGAAGTATTCATATAGTTCAGTGCCTTCTTCAACCTTCTCAAATTCTCTTGCTCGTTTATTAATACGCTTGATCTCTTCTTCAAAACTACAATTTAAAACAATCATCAAATCGGGTGATTTCTTAGGCAAAGGTTCTAATTCTTTTAACATACGATTTAATAATTTTGTATAAACATCTAACTCTAATTCATTTACAGAACCTTCATCATATAACTGCTTTAAAAAGATTGAATCTTCATAAATTGAACGATCAAGGATTCCATTTTTAACACTCATAGCCTCTTGAATAAGTTCAAAACGCTTGGATAACATGTCAATTTGAAATAGAAAACCATACTTTTTCTTGTCTGCGTAGAACTTTTCCAGCAGAGGGTTCTCCTCCACTGGCTCATAAACAGCTTTAGTTTCTAATAATTCGCTTAATAAGTGTGTCATTGATGATTTACCTACCCCAATTACTCCTGATAATGTAATAATCATAATCAAATCCTTTCAGCTTTATTTAAAGTCTTCCCATTTATTTGGTGTAAAGCCCATACTAACAAATTCATCATCTTTAAACACTACTGGCAATGTTTTTAGATTCATAGTGATTAATTCATTTAACCCTTCTAAATTGTCATCCACATTGACCTCAGTGAATGCGTGTCCTTTGTCTTTGAACCAGTTCTTCGTCATTTTGCAAGGCATGCAATTGTTTTTAGTATAAATTTTAATCATTTTATGTTCCTCCTCTTAAATTATAAATAAAGTATAACACCTCAGTTACGAGGTGTCAAGTGTTTAATCAATATAGTTTTTAACTTCTGGGAATTTATCTATTTGACTATGTGCCTGTTCAATACGCTCTTTCCAATTTGTGCCAAACCACATTACTAGTAGATCTTCCACCTGGTTTATATAGTACTCTTTGTCAATATCATCCAGAGTTATCCATCCTTCACCAATGGCTTCATTATCAATGGCATAATACTCAGGAGCATTAGGTAAGCCTTTAGTGTAAGAATCATCACCAATAATAGTGGTGCCTTCCTCTTCGATAATGGCTCCACGTTTCACCTTGAATATTTCAACAGCTTTACTAGGGTCTTTTACTGCAAAGGCGCGGTTTACTTTTTGGGCTTTCATTTCATTACCTTTACTATCACGTACAATAGTATCATCAAAAGTATAACCTGTTTTCGTAATCATTTGGAATTGACGTAGTTCGTCACATTCATTAATAAACTCTTTATAGTCTTTACCAGCAACTACATAGTTAATGAATGCATTTGAAACAATTGCTTTAGATACTTTCAATCCATTTGTTAACCCAATAGCGCCTTTAAATTTTACTTTACCATCTGATGTAACCGCTAAATAGTTATTGACATCCTTCTGGAAAATAGCTTTAAATGGATCATCGTCTAAGGTGTACCCTGTCCGTTTCATCCAATCATTTGCAATCTCATCAATCGCTTTTTCATCTTCTTCACTAAATGGAATATAATAGTGTGCGTCTGTGTTTGATTGAATAATGGTAGCATGGTCTTCAATCTTTTCCAGTAAATCCCACATTGCCATCTGTCCAGTAATACAAACTAATAGTCTCATGCGTGGATCATACAGTTTATTAAACTCAGCCCCCATTGCACCATATTTAGTATTTAGAGGTAGTTTATATCCATTAATTAACAACTTAGTTGGAATCTGAACGCCTTTAATTTCAGTAAATTCTTTATTTGAATACTTAGCTTCCATCCGTTCATCTAGTAACATTTGATAGATATGTCGTTTATCTTCTGGGATGTTTCTTGATAAGTAGTCAAATAATACCATTGTGTTAGGGTAAAGTGAACCTACGTCACGTGCGTGGAAGTTTCCTACATGAATAAATGATTCTTTCGCACCATGAATGCCACCTACCCCTAAAACCTCTGTTACGTCTCTACGTAGTACATCTAATGAAATACTAGCATGTCCTTTATCATTAGCTTCAAATTCATCTGTCATAAACGCCTGACGAATGGTCTCTGATTCAATTTTAAATCCTTCTGGTAGCTCATACTTATCTAACTCATCGCCTCTATCAGGTGTCTTTTCTGCTCCTAATAGTTCAGCAGTCAAGTTTGCGTTGGTCATTGATAGCGCCATTTTATCTAAACCAAAGTATAGGGCGATCGCAGCCTTAGCTACTAACATAGCTATATTTTGCTCAAACCGTTTTTCAGTAGCTAACACATCATTCTTACAGTAAAGTTCATTCAATACTTGCTCTTCTTCTGTTAATTCTCTATCTAAATCAAAGTCAACCTCTGTTTCTTTAATATTAATACCCATGAAAGCGCTATGTTCTTTCAAACTAAAACCTCTATTGTCTTGATATAAATCCATTCCAAACAGTGGTGTTTTCTTAGTATCAAACATTTTATAAGCTAAAGCTCTGTCATCACTTTCAATGATAGCCTTTGACACATGAAACGGATTTTTACCCTGCAAGTAAGCACGCATGACATTGGAATCATATGAGTGTGAGTTATAACCTACAAACAATGAATCTCTATTCGCTAGATAGAACTTGCGTAAAGCGTCTAAATCATTATGAATAACTGTCCAATCTTTTGTAAAGTAATCTCTGAAAACAAATAAATTATCTTTTTTAAATACTTCAATATCATAAATATAGATTGTTTGTTTTGTTAGTGCCCCATTTGGTTTCTCAGGCAACACATCAATGACTGCTCCTTTTTGATTGATTGTTACCTTTGGAAAACCATTGTTGTATTTTAGAGTAATTATCAGTTGTTGACCTACTTCAATATCTTCCCATGTTGTCCAATCTTGCTTACGAAACTTCATAATATAAAAAGTAGCGTCACGTCCATCATTTGTGCTACGTACTTTAATCTCTTTCATTTCTTTACCTTTAGCAGATAAACGTTCCTCTGCTTTAATCACTACCACTTGATGAACTCCTTCTACTATTGGATCAAAGCTTTTACCATTGCCAGCAAGTGCTGCAAATATTTCTAACAGTTTATTTGCTAACTTTTCAGCACCTTTAAACTCTGCAATATTTTTCATTCCTTACTTCCTCTCTCGTTTGAATATAATATAGTATATCACATCAATTGCTAATACACAAGTGCAAAGTATAAACTCTATGAAACTCTCAATTGAGTGTCTCATTGGAACATTCTAAACTGTCTTGGATGGCCTTGTGTTTGCATATATAACACATCATCTAACTTATAAACAGCAATAGTTTTCTTCTTGTTTGCAATCATCATTTGAGTTGGATCAATCTTTATATACACCTCATTAAAATGTCTATTGATAATTACACCATCATTATCTTTCACTGTTAAAATTAAGTTGTCTACTAACATCATTTTAATTTTCCTCCTTATTTGAAATCATCTTTGTTCATCAATGCTTTTATAAAATCAAACAATGCTAAGAATGGGCTAATACCTACGAACAATAAGCCAAAATACATCAGGGCTTTAAATGGTTTACCAACATATAGCTTGTGCACTCCTAATCCACCTAAGAAAAAAGTAAGCAATAAGTAAATCATTAGACTTGGTTTTTTACTATCGTCCTTCAATTCTTGTAATTGGCGTAACTGTTCTTTGTAAATCTCATGTTGTAATTCTTCGTTAGTCATTTCTTTTTCCTCCTGTTGTGGTGTGTTCATTTTCTTCAATGTTTCTAATACTGGATTTTGTTTAGTCATTTTAATCTTCCTCTCTTTATCTTATGAATTGAGTTTACCATGTAAAGTTCACTTTGTCAATGTTTTTAACTGCTAATTTTAAATCTTTTTCTAGGAAGCCTTCTGTTGGACCACTATATAACTTAACCATGTAATCCCAGCCATCAACTGGTTCGTAGAGCTTATATAATAGTATTCCTTTATCGCCTTTATTACCTATTCCATTTATGTTATCTCGTTTTAGCTCTACCACGTTTCCAATATTCATTATTAATTCCTCCTCGTATTTATGAATTAAGTATAGCATGGTAAAACAAAAGAGTCAACCGTTATAGTCAACTCTTTTTACATTTATTTTAGAATGGTAATTCTTCTTCTGATACTGATTCTGATTCTTTCTGGTCGTCAGGATCAAGTGGTTGTGCCTCTAACCATCCATAAGGTGATTTAGGGTCTAACATGTTTTTGTTCACAGTGCAATCCACAACCATTCCAATTGCCATATCAGCAGTATCCCATGTTATATTCACATCTTCAAACAACTCATTGAAGCGTGCTTTTGCTTTTGCAAGTTTCGCTTGGTTAGGAATAAATTTGTTTAATTTCTCAATATAGACTCCTGAATTGAAATTAAATGAGTAGTATTTACCGTCATGCTCTACAACTACAGCACGCCCTTTAGCACTATCTTTTATTTCTACAATGGGAACTTGCTTCAACCTTTTTAGTGAAACTAGTGGTTTCTCAATCTTTTTAAATGATGTACCTTCTTCAAAGTAGGCTTTACCTGTTTCTTCATCTACGTACATTTCTAGTTCTTTATCTTCAAGGTTTTCAAATGAGCCACCTAACATTTCTAATGCTTTTTCAAGGCGTTCTTTACCTTTTGTATCTTCATCTGTGAAGTCATTCCATGTTTTAGAGTCTTTATCATATGTTTGTTTAAATACTGCAGCTTCATAGATAGCGCTGTAATCTTCACTGGCTACCTGTAATTTCACACTAATATCATCTTCCTCTGCACTAACAATAATTACTTTTTTCAATTCTGACATTTTAATTCCTCCAATTAATTTGTTATATTTTCTCTCTTACAAATCTATTATAGCATATATTCCCTCACTTGTGTAGTTGATCTAAACATGCTTCTAACATTTCATCAATAGTTATTTGTTTAAGTTTCACTAAGCATAGTAGTATAGTTATGTTAGTAGCGTTATAGTCTTCCAATTCTCTATACTCAATAGTGGTGTTATCCTTAATTTTGTCTTCAAAGGTTCTAGCTTTTAAATCATATTCTTCTACCAATTTAATTAATTCCTCAGTTGTTAAATTCATTTTACCACCTCATACTCAATTTTAAGTTTATTCAAATCTTCTTTCTTAACTTTAATTGTCACGTATTCAACTGGTTTAGGAGTCTCCTGTTTTTGCTCGTTTCCAGTTATTATGACAATGTCAGGTACTTTCGTTTCTTTCACTCTAGCCTGTTCTTTTTCAAGACGTTCTTTCTCAGCAATCATATTAGCATAGTCAATGATAGCTTCTTGCATATTATGACCGTTTTTAGAGTAGGCAATCAAAATGGCAGAACGATCATCTTTGTCAGGATAAGTCTCTTTTAACTTAGAATAGTCTTGTTTAAATGCTTCAAAATAAGAGACCACTGATTCGCGTATCTTCTTATTACTTGTTGCCTTATTGGTAATTAGTGTTGGGTCTTTGGCAATGAACTTATCAAAAGTAAGCCATTGTGGAGCGTTATATGACTTTTGATACTTCTTAAATAAGTCCTTGATTTGTAACTTACGGTGTTCCTGTTCACGAGCAGTAATCTCTTTAATTTGGGCATTTATATGACCCTCACCTTCACCAAGTACTTCTTTCAATACTTTTATTTTTTCATTTAGTTCATCATAAGGTGTCATGATTTGACGTTTAACTGCTAGACGTTCTGAGTCTAATTTTTTAATTTCTTTACGAATTTCAGCAAGAAGTTTTTTGTTTTCAATAATATTTTCCTCAGTCACTTCTTGCTCTTTCATACGTTCAGCTAATCTCCTAACATCGTCAAGTGTTTTTTCGTAGCCAATGAATTGTATTTCATGTTTACCTGTAGATTGAATTGATAACTCAAAGGCCATATTTTTCATCCTCCATTTGAAGGCGTTTATACTCTACTGCAAAAATTTCATCAATCGTATAATTTATTTTTAATAACCACTTATACTTCTCAATTAAATCAAACAACTGGTTTTCAGTGTAACCGTAGTCTAATTTCAACAGTGTTTTATAGTTCAATTGTATTACCCTCCTTGTCTTTATATTTAATTGCTACAAACGTATCGCATTTTTCAATTAATTCTGATACTTGTAAGTCCGTGATTTCACCATAATTATACATTTCGTTAACCATTTCCTCAAAATCATCTATATCATAATTAAGAGCGTCAACCTCACTATTAATAATCAACATAATATTATAATCTTCATCAAAAAATTTGACTACTTGTGTTTTCATACTCTGTCACCTTCCAATTCAATTGCTTGATAAATTTCATCCTCTGAGCCGCCAAAGCTAATACATTTAATAGTATACTCCCCATATTTATCAACTAAGTCTTGAAGTGTGTAAAACATTTTAGGCGTTGTCCATCGATCAAACTCATCCGTAAATACTACACCAATGTAGTCATCCAATAAATGTGCTAATTCTTTTACAGTGTATTTTTTCATCATAACTCCTCCTTCAATAAGTCCAAATCATCATCGCTCAAGCGATCAATTAGTTCAATATCTTCGTCACGTACTTCCTCAAAGCGTGCTGCGAAGTCTCCTGTTTCAACTAAGACAAGAATGTTTCCAAACTTGTCTACGTGTTGTACTGTACCTTCGTCGCCTTGTGCTGCGTGCATTCCATAGTTGTTTGTGAATTTTACTAGATCTCCATATTGATAATTCATTTTTCTTCCTCCACTCCAAATTCATCTAATATTTGTTTATCAAATGCAAGACATTTATCTTTAAGTTCTTTCATTTCCTCTGACATATTGTCATAACCATATTTTGATAACCATGCATTTATTGCTGATAATACTTCCTGTGATTCTCTCCATGTTATCTCTAGTTTCATTTTGCTTCCTCCTCTTTCTTTATGTTTTAAGTTTATCATCTTACTAGCCAGTTGTCAACCTCTTTTTTAGTTATTTTTCCTTTTGATCGTTTAATCAAACCATCAAAAGTGCGATATGTTTCTGACTGGTGTAGCTCTACATTAATCATATCATGTGTACCAAATTTGTCAACAAATAACTCTCGTTCTGTTGTACTTAAGTGACGGTAACTACCGTTACTAAACACGTCATATCCAGTGTGCTGTTTTGTAGATTCGTAAAATTCAATAACTTTTGGGTCATAATTAGCTTCAAGTAATAGTGTATCAATCTTTAAATCATTTTGCAGAAGATACTTTTCATAGTCTGTCATTGTACTTAAATCAGTGGCAAACAAAGTGTTTTGGTTAGGTGTCTCCATAATGAAACCATGCGTTTCCGTGTACTCTTCTCCAGCTCCATGATAATTCTGAAGCGTTGTGAACTTAACTTCACCAATTTGGAATTGGAAGTCATCTTTGAATATAAGGTCTAGCAGTGGTAAGTTACGTTGTTTCAAGTTATCTTGTACTTCCTGGTTACCTAATATTTGAATATGTGGAAAATTTTCTCTAATCTTTTTATATGTTGTATATACAAGGTGATCTTGGTGTTTATGTGTGATTAGAATGAATTGTTTGTTAAATAAATAAGGTTCAATGTATTTATATGGCTTCCCTATATCAATTAAGAATCCTAAGTTATTATAATAGATAGAAGCGCAGTTTCCTTTACTTCCTGTATAGTGAATATCAAAACTCATGGTTTCTGTTTTCATATGACGCGCCCTCCAACTCCCACAATTCTCTACCTAATCTATTGGCTTCTTTAAAATCTTTGTAATCACATGCTTGACCTATTGCAACAATCAAGGCATGCCGTTTTGGCTCTACTTTCTTTCTGAAAGGACGTGCCACACGTTGTATCCCTTCTTTTGGATTAATGGCGTAACCAATGTTGGTATAGTGACTGTTTTGTACGTTACCATCTTTAAAATATAAATATCCTAAGTTGTGTTCATTTTTAACAAACATGTCTGCTACTAATTGAGAGACGTAGAATTTACGTGACTTCGTATGTGAACCTTCAAGTACTACATACATTTTTCCATTTTTTGGATCAACTAGTTCAGTTTCATATCGTTCTTTATCTAAATGAAAAACATGCCCTTCATCAGTTATGGCATACATATCGTACGGTTCGTTTAATGGTTCAAATCTCATTGTGTTTTTCCTCCAGTTTAATTAGTTGGTCTACATATACCTTTACTTTTTTCAAATCTTCAATACCATTTTTTTGTTTATATCTATGTGTGTATTTGTAAATGTTCGCTTTATAGAAACCACATACTTCTTCATGTGTTAGTAAGTCATCTTCTAATACATCAAATAATTGTTTACCTGAAGTGGTTTTGTAACGTTTGGTGTTTTCTAATTCTTCAGATTCAATTACACTGCCAGTAATATGTGAACCTTTGATTACTTTACCAATTTTATTTTCTAATTCTTCAGACTCATCAGAATCTGTCACTTTCTCAAAACGTGAAGCTATATATTCTGACGTGTCATTTTTCAAGCGCACAAACGTTTCCTTCATAACATTATCATACTCAGAACCTATAATTTCATATACTTCGCCAATCGTTAAGGTGGGTGTTCTGTCACTGTCTATACATCTAACTTTTTCTCCAACTTTAAACATGTTATCAAATCCTCTCTTGTTTATATATTTATAATATCATATAGTATATTACTTGTCAACACAAAACTTTTATTTTATGCTATAATAAATTATAGGGATTCCTCCTCCCTCCTCTCGTTAAGACTAGCCAATTGGCTAGTCTTTTTGTTTATAGTTTTGGATATCTGATAAATATCCAAACACCTCGCGCGCGGTATGAAACTCAACTCTATGAGTATCTTGTGGTTCGTTAACATGGAAAACCTCTACATAATATTTTAACTCAAATCTTGATTGACTGAATACTGCCACACAATATCCATTTTTGAACTCTGTGGTAAATAATCGTCTATCCATCAGTTGTCCTCCATTCGTCTTATTTCACGCTTGCGCACGCTATCATATGTTTGCAGTACTTCATCCTCTGAGAGTGGTGGAACACAGCCTATCTGATTAACATACAGAGACCACACACGCACCTCATCATGATTCAGTCCAGTAGCAAATAATTTACCTATTTGAGTGGTTAGCCAGATATTTCTTCCACCTTCACCACTACCTGCAAGTATATCACCTAATAGGTTAGCAGTCCACTTACGCTCACGCTTTTTGTTCTTTTTACTAATTGATTTATCCACTAAAATCTCAAGTAACTTCTCTGGTAACTCTGGTAACTCAGTGAAGTCACAAATCACCTCATATGGTCTACCATCAATTTGACTAGGTGGTGCTACCACGAAACGACCGCTACTCTGAAAATCAATACCTTCATAACCATTTATATTCTGTTTTAGTTGAATATCATAATATTTTGAAGGCAACTTAAAATAATAATGATATCCGTTATTGGGTGTCTTAACTACTTTAGTTATTGGTAACTCAATATCATAGGCTTCAAGTAGATTCTTTAATGAGTCAACACCATCTGAATCACCATGACGGTCTACGTCAACCACTATGATTCCGCTTTTTGTTCCAGTAAGAATTCCGATATTACCTCCATCTTTAATCCATTTTTTAATCAAATCTTCTGATTCACCATCAAATGCTCCAGCAACTAGTGGCGCTTTACCATTTTTCTTCAGTCTTAATTGTGTCATTTAATCTTCCTCCTTATAATAACTGTAAACACCAATTAATACTAGATCAAACAGAATAACTGTAGAGCCTATAACTAGTATAGATAGTACATCTGGAGTATTGGAGTATAATAACTCCCATACGATACCTATAGCTGTGAAAATGTTTAAGACAACCATACCTATTGTGATTAGTAACGTAAAATATTTCATAATCTTTCCTCCTCTTACTTTATAATAAAAGTATAACACCCCATTTAAGGGGTGTCAACTAGTTTCTACGACTTATTTATATACTTTAGATAAGTGTTTACCCATAAACCAACACGCGGCTTATCTTTGAAGTTGAACTCTTTGATTACAATCTTTTTGAATCTCACTTCATTTAAAGTATTCGTTTTCTTCTTAAAATATCCTTTATATCTCTTTTTCATTTCACACTCTCCTCCATCATTTCATTTGTAAAATCTTTTCCGTTTGTTACTGTCTCAAAAATCTTTTTCTCAATAAACGTGTCAGGCACTATATGATAGTACAGTGGTGTTTTCTCTTGACCATGTCTATCAGTGCGTCCTTTTGCTTGTAAATATTCTGTAGAACTTAGAGGCATGCTATTGAAAACTGTCACATTACTAATCACAAAATCATTTATCCCAGTTGAAGCGGACTTGTATTGCGCTAGAACTACACCATTTTCATTATTTTTGAAGTTATCTAGCTCCTTGATGTTGCCGTTATATACTCCGTATGGTCGTTTCAATTTATCTAGGAGCATCCTTAACATTAAATATTCCGCTCTATAATTGTAGAAAAGTACAACACGCTCGTTATTATGTGTCTCAAGAATAGCTTCTAAACGTTCAAAAGGTTCTTTGGATATTGGTTTCAGTACCCCTTCTAGAAAACCATGTGATACTTGTCTTAGTCTGTTAAATAGATTACTAGCGTTATCTAATTCCACAATATTATCAAAGTCATCTTTATATATTCTATGTTTCTTCAACTTATTATAATACGCAGGCTTCTTCGTTTTGTATACATAATCTTGTGGCAAATATCCTTTATCACGTTTATAGTTCACACTAGCGTCATCAATCATCTGTTGAAGTAAGTGTTCATTTTGATAGCCAACAATATCCATGAAACGCATTGATCCCATTTGTCTCATTTGTTTGATCACAAATAGTTGTTCAAACTCTTTCTTAGGCTTTCTAAAGACGTTTGCAATATATAGTTGTGAATACCAATTCTCAAGTTTACCATTGCTGACAGGCGTTGCTGTGCATAAATACGTATACTTTGCTTTCTTACTTAACTGCATGACAAACTTGGTCACTTTAGATTTGCTTACTCCCACCTTATGTGATTCATCAATGATAATAAACGTGTCTTTGTCTACCCAGTTTAGTAGTTCAGTTAAGCGCCAGGAGCTTTCAAAACTAATTGCAATATTATCTACTGTTTCTAACAACTCTTTATTTTTCTTTGTGCCTTTGTTGAGTGCTGTAATATCAATATCAAACGCATGTCCATCTTCTACAAAGTCTAGCACTTTGGGAGCTAAACAGATCACTAGCAGTTTAGAACACTCACTTTTAATATATGAACCAATGCTCATATATGACTTACCTGTTCCAACGTCTGATAAATTGAGCGGTTTATTCTCAAAATTTTCAATAGCTTCTTGCTGATAGTCAAATAGTTTCATTTAATCTTCTCCACTTCTGTCATTACATCTCCAACAATATCAAATGAGAACACCACGCGATCTGGCTTCTGATCGTAATTTGTGATAAATTTTATTCTAATGATTATCATGGTGCTAGTCACACGATTTTTATCACTTTCGATTCTAGTATGTTTCAAACAGACATGTTGTCCCACGTGAAAATTTCTGTCTCTCCGTTCTCTTATTTCAAACGTTTTATCTCCCACAAGTATTGGCAATAGATATTTTTCTTGAATATCCAGCGTTAGCATTATTTTACAACCTCCCAGTTATACCGTATTTTTACGAAATGCATATATTCTTTAGTTGCTGCATATACTGATACCTGTTCTATATCTACTATTTTTGCTTTCATTATCCAACTCATAATTCAAAAACCTCCTTAATATCTTGACAAGGTACTTTTAAATTATTAATTGCATAGTTGATAGCTTCTACAATATTCATTGCTGGTATATTTAGTTCGTGAACTGTTGTCTCAATATATTGAAAGCTTGGGTTACTAGCATATACTTTTTCTCGTTTTTCTTCTTCATAAATAATGCAATACTCTTTAATCAAAATTGAATCACCGCCGTTATCATATTATTTGGGTTCACATAAAGTTCATATACTTTCATAAAATCAATTTGATCTGAAAAGAACGAGCTTAGTAATTGTTGTGGTAAATACTCTACGCCATTAATTTGTAAAATTGTTTCATCAATATCCACACAACTTAGATAGTCTCTTAGTTCAATCATAGGTAATCTCCTCCACGTTAATTTCTGGTAATTCTGGTTGTTTATATTGTCGTTCAATTCCATTGTCAATGCAAGATAGTAAAACTATGAGTTCTTGAGTGGTGTCACGCAGAATTAATCCAAAGCCTCCAGCGTCACGCACTTTTTGTAAGTAACTGATTTGTAATGGGTCTGGTTGGTAATTACCTACCTTTAATTCTAAGCTAATCCAGTAGCCTTTATAACAACACTCCACGTCAGAACGACCCACTTTGTCAAACATGTTGGCTGTGTTGACGTTGACTAATGCTCCTTTTTCTTTCAAATATTTAACTACTTCTCTTGAAAATTGTGATTCTTTCATCACTATTCCTCCCAATTTATAATATTAGTTGTAATAGCATCTTCTAAATAGCGCTTTACACGTTGTGCCTCTTTCAAAGTTAGTGTTACAATGGCGCAATCTTTTTCATCATCTATTAATCCAAGGTAAATGTCACTATTATTAGCATACGTTCCAACACCTACTTGCTCATTAGTTTCTGTTATTAAGCCTTTTTTATAATTCAATTTCTCCATTTTAAATCACCTTCACTATTCTAACTTGTTTTAGTGTATATCCTCTTGATTTATAGCATTCACCCAACTTCTTTATGCTATAGTAATCTATAGGTACATCATACATATGTCTTACCCATTCTCCTTTATCAGTCAATACTTCAATCGCATAAATATGATTTTTGTCTTTATATCCAGTGTGCATCTTAATATCCTCCTTCTTCTAACCAGTGAATAAGCACTCCGGCTCCGCAAATTACTGCTCCAATAAATAATAACCCCATAATCATAAATGTCATTTTAAATTCCTCCTCTCTATATTTATATAATACAATACCCTCAACAATAAGTCAAGGGTAAAGTTTAAAATTATTCAATTATTTTTACAATAGATACTATATGCTCTACTCTGAATACACTATCATACTTGGTGGGTGTTCTTCCTGGTTTTTCTTCACCCTCATACTCAAAACGCCAAGTACCTACTCCGTTTGTTTCAACAACGGCAGATATATAATTTTGTTGTAAGTCATTTTTCGTCCTAACAATAAATGGTGTATCACTGTTTACGGTATATACATAATATTTGTTCATCATTATTCCTCCTATTGTACGTCATTGAAAATGTTCACATACTCTGTGCCAGCCAGTGCGTTCATTAAATATGGTCTGATTGACTCGTTGTCTCCATTACGTGCAATTTTTAGACCAGCGAGTACTCTTGCTTTACTGGTGCGTTTTTCTTCAAATCCTTGCTTCAGTAATAACTCCTTCATTGTGCGCCAGTTCATTGACTTGTTGATATTATTTTCTTTAGTGTACACATTAAAGATATTCTTCAATAGTGTTAGGTTAACACTACCTTCCTCATCTTCCACAATCACAGGTACTTCACTCAAAAACTCTTTAGATGGGTCATTTGATTCAATATAAGCTTTCTTAAATTCAATCATGTCTTCTGTCTCTGTGAATGGGTTTTCACCATTTGCACCTGTATCTAAAATCTTTTTGAATTGCTGAATACAGAACCATGCAAACTTACCTAACTGTTCTTTTGACTCACGTTCCTCACGTTGTTTATTGAACTCATTAATGCGTTCACGTGCTTCTGGTGTGTCTAGGTTTGTGTTAAAGTTCAAAATTAAAATACGTCTATACCATCCATTTGTGCGGTCATTAAATGCTGGTAGTTCGTTCATTGAGAACATTAACTTCGCATAGTTGGTAAAACTAAACGCGTCTTTTCCTTTTTTCTCAGCATGAACTGCGTCAAGACCTCCTGAAAGCTTTTTCAGTGTCTCCGTACCCTTCACAAAATTGGCACTTGAATCCGCTTCAAAGTTCAATAATTTATGGTGCAGTGAAGCTTTGTCAAAACGATTGTTCTTATCTGCTAAGCTGTCTAGACCAACTGCTGAGCTGTTTTTGAAACCAATTAATTTATTCATGATAAAGCCACCAACGTAAGACTTACCATTTGAGCCATTACCTAATAAATATAAGATTGATTGATATTTGTACTCTCTATAATACATATAACCAATATACTCATATAATGTCTGTGCTTGATCTTTCAGTAGATAATCAATCCATTGTTTAGCTAATAGTTCATCTGTGTCATCTGTCTTAATTAATGGATATGGTAATTGCAGTGTGTGATAATCTTCTAATCTGGTCTCTCTAATATCATTTGTTTTAAAGTCATATGTGCCATTCTCAAAGGCAATAATGTTTGGGTTAGGGTTGTCACCTAATGGGGCATGTTCTCCACGTGTCATAGAGCGATTCGCTAACTCAGGAGCTAATTTCTTCATTTCTTTACGTATCTCATTCCCAAACTCTGGATTTCTGAATTGTGGTGTAAATTTTGGCGCTAAAATGTTTTCAAAGTACCAATCTGAATATTTGTAACTACCTAGATTTACCTCAGACCAGATACGTGTGTCTGCGTTGTATACATATGGCGCGTTTAAGTTAGGGTGAGCGTACACATAGGCTAACTGATTAAATTTATCAATAAACAATTCTTGTTGGATCTCAAATTTTGGCTGCGTACAGTCTTTACCTCCGTAGTACATTCTTCCTAATTCTGAATTGAAGTCCACAAACTCCTCACTTGGAAAGTGTTTATTTGATACAGGCAATAACTCTTCAACAGGTGCTGAATAGTCTATTTTCGTTAATTCATTCATTCCATTAAGTCCTCCCTCATTTGATATGTACTAAGTATAGCACAATCTTTTCATTTGTGCTATACCCTTTAACTAAAAATATTGATTAATTGATTCCACTGAGTCTTTTACATCTAATTGAGTACCACCTAACAGTATGACAATAGTATATTCCCACGCTTTACTGTGATAGAATGCTGCAATGTGATTGATGTTTACATATACTGTAGTTTCATCAATTCTTGTTAATGTGATTAGTTCGTTCATTTTATTCATTTTGACACCTACCAATTAACTTCAAATTCTAAAACTTGGTCTTTTTGAATATATACAATACTACCAATCGGTTTATGCTCTAATATTAGATAGTCATCAGTAATTTTATACTGATTCACATCTGTGTATAACATTGTTTCTATACCTTCACCAGCTTTGTATTTGGTTACTGCAATTGTAAACATTATTTTGTCATCCTTTCAATAAACTCAGTTAGTGAGCGTTCTGCGTTCTCTTTATTTTCAAGTAAACCAACGTACTCTTTTAGTTGTTCTATAGTTAGTGCGTTTAAATCAAATGTTTTTTCGTTCAGTTTGAAGACATCATTCAACAAACTGTGATTAGGCATGCACCATTTACCTCTATAATCATCTACAATCACTAATCCAAGACTCTCATCGAAACCAAAAATATATTCTTTATCTAATGTCCATTCGTCTAAATCATCACGTTTGCAAACATACGTTGGTCCTTCTTTAAATTGTAACATTGTTGTGTTCCTCCTCTTTATTTCGCAAAATATCCTTTTATAAATGCTAAGCGTTGCGCGTCATTGTCATACATTTGATAAGCTTTGATAATTATTTTATTAATGTCACATGGTGTATACATGGGTTCTACAGTGTTTGACTTTACGCCTTCCATCGTTACTTTTGGTTGTTCCTCCTCTAGTTTGAATGTACTATCGTATACACTCAAATCATTTGAAAGCCAGCGATCATCGTCATCATCTGCAAGAAATGGTTCATTGAAAACACTCAAACCAACCTTATATTTTTTTCCTTCAGTCCACCATGATTCGTGTGCTTTTGTACAAATGTATGTTTGACCTTCTTTAAACTCTAATTTATTCATTTTTGTTTTCCTCCTCTGTTATGATTACACTACTAATATTACCGTTTGTTAGTGTGCTTGTTACTATTTGTTTATATAATAATTGTATGTTACATTTGTTTTTTCGTCAAGTTGTTTTTTCAATTCTGCATTTTCTTTTTCAAGTTCGTTCGTCTTCAGTTCTAAGATTAAAGCTCTTTGATACATTGCACGATAGTCTTTTGCGTCTGCTTTTCTACAATCTTTCAGAAATGCTATGGTATTCTTTAATTTTTTAATACGTTTATTCTGTAGTGTATCAGTTGCCACGTAAGTCAAAAAAATCACTAACATAACTGCTGTTATTACTTTGAGTACGATCATTTTACTTCCTCCTATTTTATTTACTGAACATTAGATACCAGACAAGCCAGAGAATAATGAATCCAGCTAAGCAAAAAATTGCCATTATGCCAAAGATACTACATAGATACATGACCAGTTGATATGCGAAATATATTACTCCAAGCGTTGCTAGTGTGTGCAGAAATGATAATAATATTTTTTGTGGTTTGGTTAACATTGTATTTTCCTCCTATTTGTAAATATCCATCAACACAATAATTTTCTGTAAAAGGTCTCCATCTTTAGTGAGAAAATGAAAGCGTTCTTGGTGTAAATTAGAACGCCAATGAAACCGCTTTTCTAACTCGTTTAACTCTTCAATTATGGTGCGCATTTCTTTTTCAGATTGCTCTATTTTGTTGTGTGTCTGCCAGTAACGTTGCGTGGTGTGGCTCTGCATATTGTCTGGATCGTTCATTTCCATCAAGCGTTTCGTTGCTCTAGCATGAGACTTAGAGAGTCGTTTAAACTCTCTAAGCTGTACTTTCATGATTTCTGTGTAGTACTTACTTAACATAGACTACACCATTCAAGTTGCACAACATTTTCAGTGTGCGTTCTACATCATCTTTTGTATGAGAGTTGCTGCATTCCATTTGTTGCACTTCTTTTGCCCATTCTTCGTCACACTCCATAATTTCCACATATCGTTTGACGAATAACTTCTGTAACTCTTCTACTGTGTTTTCTAGTTGTACATAATATTTTTTCATTGTTGTTTCCTCCTCTTATCTTATGAATTAAGTATATCATGAGTTGAAACCAGTGTCAAGTGTTTAGCAACATTTTTCTAAGTGTTTCGTAATGTCCTTTGATTGCTGCTTCTTTGTTTCTGTATTGATTATTATACTCTGACAATTCATCATAGTTGAAAATCTGTCTGTCCATTGCTTCAAAAACCATTGTCTCGTAAAGTGGAATTGTTTTGCTTAGCCAGGTTGTGCTAATGCAATACTCAAAGCCGTTTACTTCAATAAATGTTTTAATGTCAATTTCATTCATAATTAATTCCTCCTCTATTTGTATAATCATCATATCACGCTTGTCGTTTTTGTCAATAGGGTTTGATTAACTTCTTTGGGTATGTGATATTCGTAAATCTCATCTTTTCTACAATATAGTTCTTTGTTTACTAAACCGTGTGTGATTGCCCATGTGGCAAAGTCTTCTTGAATGTTTAATTGTTTATATGTGACCCACAACCATTTGAAATTCATTTTTATTTCCTCCTCTTTATCTCATAAAATAAGTATAGCATGATCGTGAATGAGGGTCAACTGTTTAATTTAAAAATGTCACTAATTTTGCGTTTTGTCACTATATGACACTAAAATGACTTTTTAAAAATCACTCTATTCCTTGATACTCTAAGTAAGAGACCACTTTAGTGACAAAATGACAAAAAAAGTACCATACTCTTTTTATATATCTATATACTACATTATAATGTACTAACTTTATTTTTTAATTAATATATATAATATTTTGTCATTTTGTCATTATATAAATAAGAATGTAGATATATCAAGGATTACAGCGTTTTCATGTGTCAAAATTAGTGACAAAACGATGACAAAAACAAGCAATCTGGTGACAAAATGACCATTTTAGGCTGACTTTTTGTCACTAATAACTGGTTTACTTAACCAACACAGTATCCCTTATCTATGATATAATAGAAACAAAGAGAAGGAGGAGATATAATGAAAGACATATTGACCACTAGTTTATCAATCATGTTAAGTCTTTTAATCATCATTGGTTTCGGTTACATTGCTCTCTATTTAGGTATGAAGTTACCATATCAATTATTCCAGCAAGGTGAATGGGGCTTTGCCATTGGACAACTGGTTATTGTATGGAGCTGGTTACTATTGGGAGGTAATCGCAAGTGAATAACAAAGGATGTAGTTCAATTATGAAAACTATTGAAATCACGTTAAACGTAGAAGAAGGACGCTATTCAATCTTAGAGAACTTTAAGAATAATACTGGACAAGGTTTAAACACTAATGATATTGAAGAAGCAAAAGAATATATTAATAATATATTGAAGGAGTTATAATATGAAGACAGACAAACAACTACTAGCACTAAATAAAACAGACCTATTAAAAGAGTATCGTAAACTAGAAGCATCTAAATCCAATAAAGAGACAACACTTGAAGAAGCTATTAAGATATTAAAAGATAATGATATGATTGTACGTAAGAAGCAATACTACAACTTCTAGGAGGACTGAGCATGGACGAAAAAAGTTTTGATCCAGAAACACCAGTACCAACACTAATACCACTAACAGAGATAGCTCGCTTAGTTGCTAGACGTGATGAGTTAGAAGCTGGCCTTCCAATGTATGACGCTCAATATATGCAACATGCTGAATTATATGCAAGAGTAATGAATGAGCTATATGATATCAATAGTAAACTAAAGGAGGTGGGAATCTAATGCCATATATGTACTGCAACCAACAAGGCTGTAATGAAACAGTTAAGCTACCAGCACAATACTGCGCTAAACATCAACGATTGAAAGTACCTGACCCATTACCAGGACCTGACTCAGTCAATGCTTTGAAAGACACAACTCACTTAGACTTATTATATAACTCTAACAAGAGTATGAATACAAATAAGACTACTGAATAATAGAAATGAGGATAATTAATATGATTAAACACCACATTACTAAATATAGAACAGATGGAGAACAAAGAGTAGTATCATGGCTACAACTAAACCTGTTCAATCGTCAATACTGTTTTTCAATTAAAGACCTAACTATCAATCAAAAGACTACTAAATAATAGTAGTCTTTTCTTACATACAATAGAAGGAAGGAGTAACGCAATGCCACAACGTAAGTGCGCAGTGGCTTCATGCCGCAACTATGTTACGCTACCTGAGCGCTACTGTGACGCACATCAAGGGTACAACAATAACCAATATAATAAGCACGTAAGATACAACGACGATAACAAGAAGTACAGTCAGTTCTATCATTCAACCCAATGGAGGAACGCACGTAAAGCTAAGCTAATGGAGCAACCACTCTGCGAGGTATGCTTAGCACAAGGCAAGTACACCAACGCTAACATGGTTCACCATAAGATCGAATTAAGAAGTCCAAATGGATGGAAACATAGACTTGATTTAAATAACTTAGAGTCAATATGTTACGAGTGTCACAACAAGGAAGAACATAGCTACAGTTGGAAAAATAGAGGTATGGAACAGCGCTAAATCAACAAGCGCGCAGACAAAATTATTTTTAGGGAGACCCAAAATGTTTTTACCCGCCCGCCTTTTTATAACGAATTAAT